TCCGCCACCCGCCGGACATGCTCGCCCTCGATCAACTCCCGTCGCACGTCAGGCGACAGGCCGGAAATATCGAATGTAAGTGCCACAACCCCCGACGCCGGGTGCCCACCCTTTTAACAGGCAGACACCCGGCATCGCCCTATGAGCCCCCAGCCCGCTTACGCGGCCAGGCGATTGTCCAGGTAAACCTGCAAGTAGATCTCCACCTCGCCCACCGTCAGGTTGACGAGGGTGTCGGTCGTGGCCGTGAAGATCACATCCACTGTGTTTACGGCGTTGAACGGCGCAGGAGCCGTCGTCGGCCCGGCATACCAGGTGCCGGCAGTGGCCTTCATGTCGCTGCTCGCCAGGTTTCGGTCCACGTCGCCGTCGTCGCCGACTGTAGCGACCAGCGCCGTCACGCCGGCAAAGGCGGTTTTGACGCGCGCCTTGCAGGACTTGACGATGGTGCCGATCGGCGCGTTCCCGGTGAACGGGTAGATGGCGATGGTCTTGGTCAGAGCCGCCGTCAAGACCAGGTCGAGCCAGGTAATCACGACCTTGTGCGTGGCGCCGTGAGCGTGTGATTCCTCGTTGCTGAGAACGTAAGCTTTCATTGGTTTTGTTTCCTTTCTTGGTTCGTCAGCCGGTTATGTCGTCGCGGCGAATTTCCCGAGCCCGAGCGGGTTCAGGACCTTCAAGGCGAAGATGGTATCGATGAGCTTGCGGGGACCACCGCCCATGTCAGGGAGCGGCGACACTTGGGGCGTCTGATTGAACGCCATCTCGAGCAAGTCCATGTCCAGCACGTACCCGCGCCGGGTCGGCGCGGAGGGGGTTCCGCTCGCGAGCAAAAGACTCGGTAGAATGGCAACTTGGTTGAAGTCGCCATCGTAAAGCGTGACGTTCGAGGTGATGTGCTTGGAGTCGGCTTCCTGCGTGAACGCCCGGATGACGGCCCAGGTGTTGGTGTCGCCACCCTTGTAGTTGGTGAAGGCGGTAATGGCCGTCTTGAGGGCCGTGCCCACCACGAGGGTCAGGTTTTGGGCCTTGCCCCGCTGTTCGTACACCGACTGAAGAACTCCTTTGAACAGGGCTTCCGTCAGGGACGCCATCGCGGTCGTGTTGATGCTTGCCGCAGGCGTCAGGAACGCCGTCGGCACAGGCAAAGTGCTCTGGGCCGTAGCCTTGATCCACTCGCCGAGGCCGCGCGTCTTGTACGGCGTCGTGCCGTCGTCAACGGCGGTGTCGTTGTCACTGCCGATGGTCGCCTCGATGTCGCGGCGCAGTTCCTCGATCTTCTTGCGCACCGCCCGCGCCATTTCGCCCGCGGACGCGCCCGCCACGTCGGAGATGTCCTCGGCCATCTTGCTGACCATCACCGGGCGCCACTTGCGCTGGCAATAGATGGAGAGTTCGGCCCGGTTGCGGCCGGGATTCTCGTAATCCGTCACGTCCTGGCCGTCCACCACGCCGGTCGTGTCGGGCGTCTCGTAGGCATCGACTTGCCAACGGGCCAGTGTGTTCGTCGGTTTGCGCCCCTTGGGGATCATCGCCGTGAGCGGGCATTCCTTCTCGTCGGCAATGAGGATCAGATCCGCGAGTTGTTCGCGTTTTCCGGTCTGGTCTTTCTCAAGTAACCCTGCCATATTTGCCTTTCCCTTCCCCGCGGCTATTCGGCCAGCAGGGATGCTTCCAGAAACCTTTCTTGTGCTTGGTGATCTCCGGGGTTCTTCAACCAGGCGGCTCGGGCATTGGCTGCGGACGCATCTTTGCCGGTGGCCATTTCAGGAGCGGCGCTGGCGGGTGCACCGGGTTGGGGTTTGGGCAGCACCTTCGGCTTCGGGGTCGCGATTTTGTTGGCGATCCGGGCCTTGACTGCTTTCATCCCTTCCACGAACGTTCCCACGACCAGTTTCCAGTTCGGCCGGTTCCGCACCTCGGGGTAGGCTCGGAGAATCGACTGCGCTTCCGCGTAATCGGCGCTCGTCCTATCCTTCCACCACGGGAAGTGCGTATTCGCGTCCTGGCTGGCGCTGGCTTCGGCTTGCAGGTAGGCCAATCGTTGCGGCACGTGGCGCCGGGCTACCCGGTCCGCGTTGCGCCGCACACTGGTCAGCCAGCCCTTGGCCTTGGCCACCGTCGGTTCTGCTCCGAAGTCCACCTTCAAGTTGCCCAATTCGGCCAACACGGTTTCGGGTTCATCCTCCAGGCGTACGAGTTGCTGTTCCGCCCAGTCCATCGCGCTTTCCGCCTGTTCCAGCAGTTGGGCGCACTGTTCCGGGGTTTGCAGGTTCGCCAAGGGCGCCTGGGTGGTGGCGGTGGCTGGCAGCGGTTCTGTGTCGCGCTGCGCCAGTTTCGCCTCCAGTTCGTCGGCCTTGGCCTCGGCCGCCTCGGCGCGTTCCCGCTCCGTCTTGGTCTTGGCCACTTCTTTCCCGATCCGTTTATCAATCCGCGTCTGGAGTTCGGGCGGCAATGCGCCAGCCTCCTCCTCCGCGGTGGTTGTGAATTCCTCTCGATCGCTCGGCTCGGCGGGTTCGGTGGTCGGGGTTGTTACAGGCGTTGTCGCCGCCTCGATTGGTTCATTCCCCTTGACCGGTGCCGTCGTTGCGGGTTCCTCGATCAGACTCTTGATGAAGTCCAGATCGGCCCCGATGCTGTCACCCACGGTATTTAGCGGCTGGCCTTCGCCCCCGCTCGGGGTTTCCGTTTCCCCTGTCGTTGATTTTGGCATGGTCGCTTCTCCAGCGTCGTTTCGGATTGGGCACGAACGCAGAAAGCCCGTGACTCAGTGCGAAGTGAATCACGGGCTCGGGAGAAAGCTAGCTTGTGTAATCCGTTAAAGTCGTTTTAAGTCGTTTCCAGTCGAATTTTGCACGATTCAGGACCTGCTTGATCGGGTTATTCGGCGGGTTTCCGGCCCGCCGCGCGCCACGTTTCGAGATTCTGCCGGAGGTCAAGGACGTGGGCCAGATAACCGGCATGGTAGGCCCGTTCGGAATCGCTCATGGCGGCGACGCAGAGGGCATTCTCCGAAATGTCCACGTCTTCCTCGAGGATGCGCAGGAGTTCGAGCCAGACCGGATGTTGGTCGGCGAGGGTGCCGAGCACCTGGGCGCGCTTCAAGAGTGTTTCGGTGGTCGTCATCTGTTATCTCCCGATGGGCGTGCTCGTTTCAACACCGATGCGGCCGGTGATCTTGTTGCGTTCCTGCTGGGCGCTGAACTCCTTGTTCTTGCCCCACTGCTCGGTCAACTGCTTGAACCGTTCATCCTGGGCGAGGGCCTGCTGGTATTTCGGGTTGGCGGTGACGATCTGGCGGGCGTATTCGAGTTGGCGGGGCGCCGTGGGATCGTTCTGGGTCATGGACACCTCGTTGCCAAGTGCCATCTGGGCGAAATCATCCTGGACCTGCTTGAACAACTTCTGGCTGGCGGCGGTCGGGTCGCTGACGACCGCCCGCGCCAGGCTCGGGTCGATCCACGCGAGGGTCTGCGCCACCAACTTCGAGCGGTCCACCACACCGCCCGCGTCCAGAGGCAGGACGTTCGCGCCGATTGCCTTCAGCTTTTCCACCATGTAATCCGTGGAAAGCTCGCGCACATCGAACTTGAATTGCCAGTTCCGGCCGCGTTGCAGGCTCTCAAAGCGCCGTTCCGGGGCAGGAGCGCCCGAGATTTCCAGCCATTCCTCATCCGAGAGGTATTGCGAGCAGAGGGCCGTCACCTGGCGGAACACTTCCACCCAACACAAGAGCCACTGGTCCACCATCCGCTGTTGCTTGGTCTGGGCGCGCACGGGATCAACCCCTTCGCCCAATCGCCCGAAATACTCGTCACTCTCGCGGTCGATCTCGCGGATCAACTCTACCGCCTCGGCAGGATTCCCCGGCGGCGGCTGCATCCATTCGATCTCGCCCTTGGATTGATACCCCACCCGCTGGGCGGGACCGAGGCGCTGAATCTGACTGATCCGACGCTGGGGCACCAGGAGGGGAGGGACGATGCTCAGGCTCGTGCGGTCCACCTGGGCGTCGCGCTGGGCCTTCTTCTCCTGCTGCCAGGTCATCACGATTTCTGGCACCCCGCGGCTCGCCATGAGTTTGCGTTTGGCCTGTTCGCGCCGGTACGCCACGAACGGATACTTGCCGTGCGCGTAGTCCAGCGTGCCATGGACTGCGTATTCGGGCGTGGCGGTTCCCACCGAACCGATCACGTGAGGAGAGAAGACCGTGTAACGCACCTGTTCGACCCCGTCCTCATCCACGCCGCGCGTGTAGGCATAGACGACTTCGCACAAGTTGCGCCGGTCTCGGTTGGCTCCTTCGCTCGTGAGCCCGAGGGAAGCGTCGAGGATGTCCTGGGCGTTCTGGTCGGCCGCCACGCTGCTGTTCTGGCCGCTCTTGGTGAGGACGGCATCCACCCATGCCTCATTCCACTGGTCGCTGGCCACCTTGGCGCGCAACTCGGTTTCATTCATCCAATCCACGCGGAAGATGGCACGGGCGCGCTGGAGATCCGTGGTTTCGGGCGGGACGAAGACGTCTTCCCAAGGTTCCAACGCGATCACGCGGGGGTTATCCTCGTGCAGGTAAGGGATCGGCGCCTCAGTTTCCCCATCGGCGCGCAGGGCGCGCACGATCTGGCGGGCGCGGGCGGGTTTCAACTCGCCCAGATCGGTCTCCGCGAGGCTCGGCGACTCCGACTGCACGAACAGCGGGTAGAGTGTCTGAATGGCCTGAATGGCCTCTTCCTCGCGGATCGGATCGAGGAGGGCCAGATTCAATTCCGGCCAGCGGGCCGCCAGTTGCTCGAGAGACACCTTGACCGCGCGCCGCGCGATCCGCCGGGACCAGATCACCTGCAGGATGCACCAGCCCTTGGCCTGGCCGTAATCGGCCGCCAGGTCCACCTCGGTCGATAGATCGGGGATCCCGCCGTTGCGCGCCCACTCGAGGGTTTTGGAGATCGCCCCGGCCGCCGCGGCGTCCTGGAGTTCGATGCCACGCGCCTCGAATTGCGCCCGGTTGAACGCGGCCACGAGGATGTCGGCGGACTCGTTTACGATCGCATCCGCCAACCGGATGCGGGTATCAGAGGCATGGTTCCACGGAAACGCTTGCTCGTCTTCGGCGTCATGCTTCTTGCCGTCGGGCGATTGGCTTTCCCAGAAGCTGAACCGGACCTCCTCTGAAGCTTGCGCCCGCTCGCGGCCGTATTGCCCGGCCCGCGTGTATTCCGCCAACAGGTCTGCCACCTCGGGCAGACCGCCCACCGTCGCCATTGCATCCCTCATAGCCCCTACGCTTTCTGTTCGCCGACTTGACCGTTATCATACCCGACGCCCGCCAGGCGCGCAAGCACAGTCTTCCGGAAGCGCCGATGTTTCATGCCGGGCAGGATCACGACCAAGCCGGTGCAGTTCTTCGCCAGACAGTCCAACCCGTCCCGGCTCACTCCCAGGAGGCGCATGGCCTCCGCGTTTCGCACCAGTTCGGGAAGTTGAGACCAGTCAGTCGCATTCATTCCTTCATCAGGCCCCTCTCCTGGAGCCGCGCGGCGGCGGCAGCAAACGCTTCGAGTTCTCCGATTCTGAAATCAAGCCAAGTCTGCACATGGCTTTTGATAACCTCCGCCTCGTTGTTGGATCGGCAGGCAAATGTGAATATGAGCGGCCCGTCCGGCAAGTCACCACACACAGGAATGCCGATAGTGTTCGCATCCACCCAGAGGACCTTGATGGGTTGGCCTTCTCCGGGTCCTACACTCCTCAGTTCGTTAGTTAGTTCCTCGATTCGTTTGTGTTTCTTGGGTTTCATAAGATTCAGTACGCTCCTCCGCCCGCCACGGCCGCGGTGTTCTCATCCACGAATCCCGGGTTGGCCTTCACCAGATACCAGTCCGGGTCGATGCAATCCTTCCACGCGCCTTTCTCGCCGTCGAGGCCCGTGTAAGTGCGGTAGCACACGATGGATTGCCAGCAATCCTCCACCACGAACCACAACGGGCTGTTCATCGGACCGATGGGTTGATTCACGTCGTAGTCGAACCGGTCATTCAAGAGCATCAGGCTGGACTGGTCGGCGATGCTCCGCCCGCCGCCGGGGGCGGGTTCAAACACCATCGCCGGCCCGATCCCGCGGTCCGTGATGTCCCGGTTCTCCAAGGCAAACTGCTCGATGATGGTGCTTCCCTCCTCGGCACTCGGCACGGGCGCGCCGCCCATGCGCGGGTCGATGAACCGGCGGTAGATCGGTTCCGCTTTCGTTCCGTCCCAAACGCCTTTCTCTTCGTTCCAGACCCAGCCTTCTGCCTCGAGGATCAAGCGTTTGTATTCCACGATCCCGCGGCCGAACCCGGCCCGTTGCGCCGGCCCGGCCGCGCCGTCATGGCGATTGCCGGGCACCGCCCATTCGCCGTGCTGGGCGTAGTCGGGCCATTCGCGATAGACGAACACCATCTCGCGGTCCAGGTAAGGAACGCACCGATACCACTTCAGGAACCAATTCTTCGCGGCGCCAGGGTCGGCCACCAGGTAGTTGGTTCCGCGCTTGCCCAACCGCGGGTAGAGTGATTCCCACGGCCGGGGTGGGACCAGACTGCAGTTGGCTCCTGGCCGCTGGATGATGTGGACCTCGTTGAACTTCCCGATGGCCGTGCCCGCCTGTTTCTCCGGCCAGCCGTATGCCCGCGCCTTGACATAGGAGGTCGTTTTACCATCCACCAACTTCTCCAGTTCGCCCTCTTTGCGGAACGGGTTCCATTCCGTGAACGGGCATATCACGGCGGCGCTTGCCTTCCGGCACTTCAGGATGTACGGCATCATGCCCCGCGGGGCACCGATCATGTTCGGCAGATTGATTCCCGGCAGGAACTTCGACGGTCGAAACTCTACCACCGTCGCGCCGGCCAGGTATTCCGCCACCGTCGGCGTGTAACCCTCGGTCGGGGTGAACGTAATCAGAATCTTCCCGTCCCGGCCCAACAGGCGGGTGCGAATCTCCTCCAGGTGTGCCAGCGGGATCAATTCATCCGCGCACACGCCCCGGAGTTTGTACCCGGTCAAGACTCCGGGTTCCTGCTTGTAGAAGAAGAAAAAACCCCGGCTTCCGTTCGGCAGGTTGAACCGGTCATCCGAGAACCCATTGTGCGCCGTGTAGCTGACACTGATCTGCGACCCTACCTTGCCGAGAGCGCGCCACTCGGGCGGCAAGAAACGCCACACAATTCGCTGTTGCTGATTCTTACTCGAATCCTGTGTCGAGTGCATGAACGCCCAGTCGATCCCGGGCTGATTCACGAGTTGTTCCACGCCGTACTTCACCGAGAACCATGTCTTGGTCGAATCATTTCCTGCGATCACGGCCAGTTCCGTGTGAGTATCCAGGAGCCGGCGTGCGTCCGCCCACCACGGCACTTCATAACCGTGTCGGAGCGGATCTTCCACCATCAGTCGGATCGTTTCCTCGCGTTCCTCCAGGCGCGCCGCCAGGCGGCGCTTGCCATTGGGTTGGCGCAGCCACCAGGCAACCTCCTGCTCCGTCGGCAGTCGAACCACCGGATTCGGCGTCGGGGCAGACTGTTCTGGCGGTTCAACGGTCATTGGGGGTTTCCCGTCGGCAGATAGAAACGCCTCACCATTGTCAACCGCCGGGTGGCATCGCGAACACTGGTGAAATCGAAAGACCCGATCTCGAATTCATTCAGTTTGTCCCGCACGATGATTTCCAGACGGTGGAAGGGTAACATTCTCGGCTCACGTTCCGTTGGATTCGCAAGGCGTTTGCGGTCCTTCGCCTCCCGCATGGCGGCCAATCGGCGCAACATCCCCTCGCGGCGCGTCTTAAGTCTCTGGTAGTGTCGGCTCATCTGTGATCAACGGCGGATATTCTGTTGTTCGGCATCCTCGACAGTTTCTCGGCAGCACCTGGGACGCCGATGCTTGCG